AAACTGATTTTTATAAAGAATTTAAATATATATAATTTATATATATGAATCAAATTGTATTTTTATTTCTTATTTTAGTATTAGCTATAGGTTTACCACTTTTTTTCAAATTAAATAATTCTATAGAAGGTTATAGTAATTATTCTTTAGCCGGAGCAATGGGTGATTTTCCAAATGCTCAAACTGAGGTATTAGTTCAAGATACTTATCCTCCTATTGGAAAAAATCAGATTTCAAATGAAACATCAGCCGATATGTGGTGGCATTATCCAACATTTAAAGTTGGTTCATATGACCAGATAACAAATAATATAAGATATTCAAATAATCCTGATATAGGGAGATGTACTCCTGCTTCAGTATGTGGCGCCTTGTATCATGAGAAAAAAACTGGTTCAAATTACATTGAACAATTGCCTCCTGTAAATCCTACTTCAGGAACACGCATTGGTTATTTTACAACTGATGATAATTTGTTACCATTTAGAACAGATACTCCAAATATATTGTATTAAATTTTAATATATAATTTTTAAATTTATGTATCTATTTTAATTATCTTATTAAATTTCAGTAAACATCCTTGTGATTCTTTTTCAACAAAAGGTTTAAATGGTTCTTTCTTTTGCTTTCTAACAGGAGCCCTGTGTTCAAATCCAGTAACGCGCTCGGTTTCAATTGTTTTCCAAACTTTTTCTAATTGTTCGATATTATTTTTAAACCAATCTTTATTTCTTAATACTAGAACACAGCTTAATTTATCGAGTTTCCAGTAAATAAATTTTATAAAAACGTAATTGTATGTTTCAGATTGATATTTTTCAATATTTTCTTCTTCCCAATTACTAATATCGTGTGCTAAATATAAATTTAATGGTTGATAAACGTAAAACGGACTTCCTTCTTTTGTATGAAAATATATAATGCTTCCTTTATATGAATCATTAGCATTTGTTAGATAACTCTTGAATTCGCATCCACTTAAATCATAAGCCATAGATGAATCGTTTTGATAACTATCATAATCAGAATATTCACTAAATTTAGTTTCTAAAAAATCACATTCGTCTAGATCGCATACTTCCATTTGTAGTTGCATCTGAACCCAATACTCTTTTTTAGGTATTCCGGTAATTTCTCTGCTTACTGGATTTTTTATCTCGAGCATTCTTCCGTAACGACCAGTCGATGATTCGATAATAATGCCATCAGGAGAAGCACCCAAAAAATTATAAGTAGGATGCTTAATACACCCAAAATCTTCTACCTTTGAATTAGACATATGTTCATATATCATTACAGATAAGGGTTCATACTTTTGTCCCCAATGCATTGGAGAATTTGTGTTAACCATTTTTACTTCATCTCCATTTTCTTCAAATGTTTTAAGAGGCTGACATTTCTCATAAATTAATTGATTTATAGCAGATTGAGTTTCAAATGCTTTCCACGCGTTACTAGCCGTAATTAAATTCCAACGGAATTGATACCATTCAGGAGTTCGCTGAATCGGTTGAGGGAGTTCTCTTAAGAATTGAATTTTATACTCAGTTTCCTCATGATTATTTTCTTTACTCATTGTTACATTATTTTCAATATGAAATATGGTAATAAAAATATTAAAGGCGTCCTCAAGAAGATCATTCATATCATCTTCAATATCATCACCAATATCTAAATCATCAATATGATCTTCCATTTGGGCATAAAAAATATCTTTAATGTCTTCTAATAAATTTTCATGAAAATTCGGCTCTGAAATAGCTGTCGGATTATATGTCATATATTCATCCATTAAATGTAAAGCCGTTTCAACCAATTCTATAGCATATTCTTCAGTAAATATAGACGGTTCGTCTTCAAACACTAATTTATCCGTTATATCTTCTAGGTCTTCTAGATCACTTAATTTAACAATTGTAAACATAATACTATATATATTACTTTAAATGTTTTTAATATAATTATTAAAGTATATTAAAAAATTTACTTTTCATCGTCAGATTCAGAATCATCTGTTTTATTAATTTTCACTAAATCTTTATGTCTCACAGTTCCATTTACCTTTTTAGGTGCTAATGATTTTAACGTTGAAACGCGTTTATCCATATTTTTCAATGTAAAATGTTTATTAGATTTTGTGTATGTTAATGAGGGGATTTCTGTAACAACTCCATTAATTTTATCATAAATAACATCTTTTACACGACATAATTTCTTTTTATCTAGACTATCTTTCAAAAATGTTACAAGATTTTTTGCTTCATTTTCATCAAGATTTTTATCCTTTTTGTAAATTTCAACATACTCTATCAATTTCTTTGTCTTGATTGTTTTATTCAGTTTACACCAAGGTTCATTACTATTATTAATTTTTTCATCCTCTAGAAATTTTTCAAGATTAGAAATATCATTTGAAGATTTAGTTTCGTGTAATGGAGCACCATTCAATAACATCGTTTTATATTTAATATTCTTTAACTCTTGACACTCATCAACAGTTGTATCATTATTAGTAGTTTCTTCCATCGTATATATAATAATATATAGTGTTAAGTTTAACTCAGTTTTACAAAATATATATTTATTGAACAATATTTATATTGATTTAAAAATTAATTATATACATTATTAAGATATTATATGGAAGAAGAAAATCTTTTGGAATCAAAAAAAATAAATATAAGAGGTACTTCTAATAGGTATCAAATAAAAAAAGTAACAGACAAATCTTATGATAAAGAGTGTAAAAAACGGGTTGAAACAGAAAAATGGACTTTTTCTGAAGAAAAATATAAATATGAAAATCAATTTAAGATGATACAAGATATTTTAAATAATAACTTTAATCATGTGGATGAAGTATCAAAAATAGCAATCCAACAAATTAATAGGAAATTATATAGCTATAAACAACAAGATACAATTAAGAAACTTTTAAGCGAAAAAGATTTTTTAACTTTTGAATCAGTTATTAATAAAATGATTGAATGTGAGTTAAAATGTCGTTATTGTAAAAAAGAAATGAATGTTTTATATGACATATCGAGAGAAATGACACAATGGTCTGTTGATAGAATTGATAACGATTTAGGACATAATATTAATAATTATCATTTAGCATGTTTGGACTGTAATTTAAAAAGAAGAAGAAGAACTGATGAAAAATTCTTATTTACAAAACAATTAAATATTATAAAACAAAATAATTAAGTTTATTAATAATAATTAATCCCTTTTTAAATATTATTAATATATGGAGTGGAAATGGACAAAAGGAGAACCTTATGAAAGATCCAGAAGGTTAAAACATGTAGAAGAATTTGAAAATCAAAAATTTAGTAAAGAAATGGAATCGTCTGCGTATACAACATCACTAAATCATGATGAAAATACTTGGGATATTTTGAATCAAACTCACTCGGGTGCAGGGTTTAAAGTATCAAATAAGAGAGAAGAACTTGATTCTAAAATATCTGATAGAGGTTTAGTACAACAAATTGGGTTTAATCCATTTTTAGGCGAGACTAATTATGTTAATGATATAGGTATTAGAGACCAGTTTTTAAAACCGATTAATACAACACAAGGTTCAACAAAAGCGTCACAAAGTGAACATAATTAAGCTAATGATTTTGAACACATTGTGTACAATAATCTATTAACAAAATAAGCAATAAACGAGTTAAATAACAATAAAACGCCGCTTGTAAAAACTCTAAAATTTAAATCTTTATAATTTTTAAATATGTATAATGCTTCACCTATTATTGTAAAGGTTAAAACAGCAAAGAATATCATTGATAATAATAAAAAATATATACAAGATTGCTTGTCTAAAGGACCAAAATAAGTTGTCATAAAGTCGGACATTTATATTATAGATTAAGTTTTTAAAATTTAATAAATAAAATTAAATATTTTCTCTGATAAACAACTTAAATAATTTTGGATGATTTTAACATAATGAGTGTAACTTCAAATTATACAACGCAGAATGAATTATTGCTAAATAATCTCATGGATTTTTATAAGGATGATAAATATCTTAGTAGGATGTTAAAAATTATTACGGGTGAATCTAAAATCTCTCTTCGAATTGTTGATTGGTTTGCCACAAATTATGCTAAAAAGAATTATACATTATACACATTTTCTGATATTAATGAAAATATAATTAGATTTAAGGTCTACTTTGATTATAAACTAAAGCTTAAGGCTTACAGCAAAAAAAGATTTGACCCATTTTGCCGCTGGGATAGGATCAGCATTCCGTACAAAAATGGAACATGTATTGAGACCACTATTGGCCAATTGAACTTCTTTAAGTGGGCAATTGAAAATAAAGTTATTGAATTCATCGAAGAAAATTATGATACAATTGAAAAGGACATGAATAACCGTAACAGTACTTCCAAGAGAAAGGAAACTATTACAGATAATTCTAAAACTCGCAAGAAGAGAGAAGAGTTATCAATTTCAGCAACAAAAAGCATTAAAAAAGAAGATGTCGAAATTGTAGTTCAGTTTAATTAGAATTTAAATTAATTAAATATTTATGTAATATATTATGAACGATATCCAAAAACGATTTCTATTATTTTTAATAGGTTGTATTGGAACTAGAACTTTATTTGTTTTAATAGCTAAAAATGCTGAACCAAAATATTTACCATTACTTGGATACCTAGCTTTGCTACCTGCGATCGGATTTATTTATATTTACTTAACAGGTTCAAGAAAAACCGGCGGAGAAGTTTTTGGAGAGAAAATATGGTGGAATGATTTGAGACCTATTCATTCATTATTATATTTCTTATTTTCTTATAATGCTATAATTGGTAATAATAAAGCATGGATATATCTATTAGTAGATGTTATATTTGGATTAATTAGTTTTTTAATTTTTCATTTAAAAAATGGAGATTTTAAAAAATTAAATATTTAATTTTAAATATTAAAATGATTAAATATTTAAAATTAAGTAAATTAATTATGTATGGGTAATTCTCAATCGTCTCAAAAAATTAACTATGAAGATGTTCAGTATGTTATAAAAAATTCTGAATTACATATACTAATAAATACATTAAATGAAACTGAACAGGTGTGTTTAATACCAAATACAGTAAATATTAATAAAGAAGTAGAATTAATTAACCAATTTATTAAAATAGGAAATAAAAAGGTAAAAATAATAATATATGGGCGAAACTGTAATGATGAAAAAATATACGCAAAATATAATCAACTAAATTCATTAGGATTTTACAATATTTATATTTATCCCGGTGGGTTATTTGAATGGTTAATGTTACAAGATATTTATGGAGAAAAGGAATTTCCAACAACAAAAAAGGAGTTAGATATTTTAAAATATAAACCTCAAAAGGTTTTGAACGTACAATTATTAGAGTATTAGAATATTAAATTATATTATTATTATAAATAATAATGGATAATATTACATTACTTCAAAATATTTTTTTAATTTGTTTATTTATTGTTTTATTAATAAGTTTTTACTTTTTCATCGATACGCTAGTTTTTAAAAATAAAGATAGTTCAAAAATATTTAGCGCTTGGCAATTTCCCATGTTACTTGCTATCTACGTGGATACTATTTATGGTTTATAAATAATTTTAATGTCATCTGTAATATAATCTTTGATACCATCGTTTGATAGTTCGTCAGCCCTTTTATTTAAATTTCTTAAAACGTGTAGATAATAAATATTTTCAAAATTATTTTCAAGATCTTTAGCTGTTTGATATAGTTTAATTATGTTTTCTGAATTACATTTATATCTTCCTGTCATTTGATTAATTACTAATTGACTATCTCCTTTAACCAACAATGTTTTAATATTCATCTCTATCGCTTTTTGAAGTCCAAGTATTAATCCACTATATTCTGATTGATTATTTGTTGAATTCTTTCCTACAAACAAACTACTACTCCAAATTTCATCATCTAAATAATAAATAACCGCGCCAGCACCCGATAATCCTGGATTCCCTTTACTACAACCATCAAAATTCATGATAAAATTTGGTTCAGGATAAATGTTCGCCGCAACATTTTTTAAAGATATCTTAATTTGTGGTAACATTCTCAGTAACATATTATATTTATATATAATATGTTTAAATAATATAACTTCAATTTTATTATATATTAAATATATTTTATAAGGTAATATAAAGAAATGATACAATGGTTTTTAATTTTCTCTTTATTTGCTAGAATGGTTTTTTCTGATACTGAATGCCCTACTGTTACCAGTATTGGTGATAGACGTAGCGATAAAAGTAAATTACGCCTTGTACAATATAATGTAGAATGGTTATTTATTGATTATTATAGTAATATGGATTGTCCTGGAAATGGATGTACATGGAAAAATATTACTGAAGCCGAAACTCATTTATCTTATGTTTCAAAAGTGATTCACGATCTAAATCCTGATATTATTAATTTTTGTGAAATTGAAGGTTGTGATGAGCTTAATATGTTAAAAACTTCGTTGAATGATAATACATACATGCCGTACTTAAAAAAAGGCACTGATACAAGTACAGGACAAAATGTCGGCATGTTGACACGAGTAGATCCTCTTGTTAGTTTATATAGGACAGAAGATAGATATGATTACCCTATATATGGTTCAAAATGTGGATATACTGGTACCGGTTCAACTGGAGTAAGCAAACATTATATTACAGAATTTAAATTAAGCAATATGAATATTGCTATTATTGGAACGCATTTTGTCGCAATTCCAACTGATTCTTCTAGATGTGCTCAGAGAGAAGGACAGGCATCTGTTTTACAACCAGTTATTGCCAATTATGTTTCAAAAGGTTACGAAGTTATTGTTATTGGTGATTTAAATGATTTTGATGATGTCGTTTTAGATGTTAATAGTAACAAACCTACTTCACAAGTTTTAAATATTCTTAAAGGCAATTTTGGTGAATATAAAGGAAAATATGAATTAATCAGCGCCGCTGAAAATGTTCAAC